AGGTTGTGGCTCATGTAAACCGTAAAACGGTCGATCATGCCAAGGCGACCATTACGAAGAATGGACACGCTGTCACCAGTCAAAGAAGCATCCTTAAGGTCAGACTTCTTAATCATACCGGCCATCTTGGCAGGGATAACTACGAAGCGGTTACCTTCTGGGCAGTTTGCCTCATCAAGAACAGTACCGATGTCAACAAGGTACTCCAACACGTTGGTCTTGGTAATAGCGATAGCCGAACCAGTCGTACCCAAGTCAATGTTGCCAGAGATACGACCAGCAGATGCACCTTTGTTCGAGGCAGAAATGTCCGGCAGAATGTCGGTCAGAACGCGTTGGTCAATCTTGATCTTCATACGCTCAGAAGCGTCTTTTGACCAAGTATCCATCAGATTGATGTCCGACTGAACCTTATCCACATCGTCCTCAACGCAAGCGAAGTACTCGCCTTTGTCGATAACAAGTTGCAGTTTAGGTTTGTCAGGATTCTCAACCGACAAAGTTTGACCTTTTACATAGGTCTTGATGGTGATCTCAGGGGTAGTACGGATGTTAACCGTGTCGCCCATGTTACGAATTTCACCTTCGTAATCAGTGTTGGAAATAGCAGCCAACACAGTTGCGTCGTAGAAATTCTCGATTAATTTACCTGACCAAATCTCAGGAATGAAGTTACCCGAATAGTTCGGGCGGCCTGTGGAAACGGGAAATCCCATGATAAAACTCCTCTAATCAAGCGTTAACAGTTATGCGACCGTCTCGCTGTGCAGCGAAAATGTCGCGTTCAATGCGGTCACGCTCTGCTTCACGGCCACGATATTTACCAGACCTAACATCATTAAAGAAACCTTTAATGTCATCAGGGCTGTATGTCTTGGCATTGTTGTTCGCAGGTGTTCCGGTGTTCTTTGAACGACCCGGTGCAACCTGACGCTCCAACTCTGAAGCAGTCGCTGTCCGACGAGTGTTTTGAGCAACATTGGCTTTGCCAGTCAACTCATTCCAAGTTTGGAAGAAACTAGCAACCCGGCGTACATCAAGGATACGNTGNGCATCCTCAAGGTAAGTCTGACGGCTAATTCCAGTTAGCGGNTCAATCTCCAACAACCATGATTGAAATGCATGGTCATCGTTAATTTCGCGCCAATTGGGGGCCGCACTTGACAGGTCAGACCAGAACTGTTGCTCTGCTGTCATTGCTTGTCGGTGCGCCACTGCCTGTACCTGAGGTACGACACTGGTTTGCAACGAGCGAATGATTTGATCTAATTGAGCAATCTTCTGAGCAACCGGATAGAGTTCCTCGCGAGTCACACGACGCATAACGTCAATAGACTCACCATACTCTTGGACATCATTCTCAGTTACCAAAGGTTGAACTTGAGTTTGCTGTGCCGGTTGAGAGGATTGCTGCGAAAGAGACGCAAGCAATTGTTCCATCTGTTGTACGCGACCATTTAGTTCACGATTCTGCGAGTGCAGACGCGGAACTTCGGCGTTGTACATACCTTGTAAAGTACGCCATTTCTGAGCATAAGTCTCAGAATTGGGGTCATCTTCTTGGCCTGTACCACTGGGGGTTTGCTCATTCCCCTGCGGTTGAGCAGCGTTATTCGGTACAGCGCTCTCGTCGGCTGGTGCGGGTTGTGCGGTGTTCTCAGAAGGCGAAGTGTTGCCATCGGCAGGAGGGGTCGCCTCATTGCCATTGTTTTCATCGCCATTGAGTTGCTTGTACAACTCCTGTACGGCCTCGGTCTGTTTACGAATTTGCTCTGGTAGTGCCATGATAAAACGCTCCTATCGGTGTGCGTGGATTAGACGGCGAGTCATATCAGTTAGGACTTTGCCGCTAGTTCAGGGGCTTCTTTGGCAAACTTGTATAGTTCACCCAAAACCTGACACCGCCCTTGTAAGAGTGCCGGGTTGTTAATAGCGCTAGGCAGTTGCTCTAACTCGTGATAGCGCCATGTTCTAAGCCAGTCCAGAATTTCTGGATACTGGCGCATGGCAATGCCAAGAGCCTTTACGACTTTAGGATCGGGCTTAATCATGCAGCCCTCCCCCCAGCACCGGACACTAGATTACCTTCTTGTCCACCTTTGGGAGAACCGTCTGGTTGAGTCGGTTTAGGCGCAGGTTGTTGCTGCGACTGTGCCGCTCTCATTGCCAGAGCATTTTTCTCTTTAGATGGAATAAGTTCATCCAGTGGCATTTGCAAACCTTTAGCCACTTCGCGAAGAATCGCGGCGCGGCCATCCTTACCAAGGATCTCCATATCGATCTGATTGGCGGTTGCATTAAGAAATTCAATACGGCGGACGTTGACGGTTTCTTTGACCGCAAGGTTAACTGCACCTTTGGCGATAACCTCAACGTCGCCTTTAATAGACTCATCCTCGTCATAGCGCATGTTGTAAACGAACTGGCGTTGGACAATGGGTTTAATCACATCATTGTCGATGTGCATGACTACTTGTCGGATTCCCTTGCCAGCCGCTCCCATGAGCATTGACAAACCAGAGGATGTACGCCCAGCACCCTGAACATTCAAGTCTCCATACAGATATGCAGGAACACCTGAGTGGTCATCAGCCAAGCGTGAAAACTTCTCGTACACACCCATGAGGGTCTGTGCGTTATCTTCGGGCTGCGTAAAGCGTACGGCTGGTGCGCTCGATCCTACTGGATCGTTCATCACCTGCCAAATCTTCCAAGGATACATCTGTGTGATGTCCTCGTTGGGAGGAATACGCTCTAAGTTTACTTCGACTTGCGGGCCACTAGAGATGCCCATATTGTTGACAAGCGCTCGCGCAGCCGCGTTACATACGTTTTGAAGGTCTTCAATGATTTCAGGGATTCCTTTACCCCAGAAAGCACCCGGACACTTAATGAATGAAGTTTTTGCATAAGGCTTTTCTCCTAACGGATCATAGTTAAGTACAGCCTTGATAACATAATTGCCAACCATCCAGACGTTCGCATCGTATTCTTGGGCTGGATCAGGGACTTCATCCTCTGACATACCCCAGTCGAGCAGCATCTGTCCGCTAACTTTGCCCCAGAACTCTAGTGCATCAAACACTTCTGTTGGGCGCATGTATGAGTAGAACTTCCGTTCTTCCTCATTCTTAATCAGTTCAACATCTTCACTGATCCATGATTGACCATTACCAATCTCAAGGACTTTACGAATAGCATCTTCGTCATACCCCGGCACACCGATCAGGTCAGACAAATCCATTCGGGTCAGTGGGTGATGTTCAAAGATGTAACCTTCGTTAATGTTTGTAATCCCCGGCTCAGGATAAATACGGAACGGATCGACGCGCTCGTACTCCGGCGCAATGCGCTCAGAGGACTTAACCACGGTACGACCGGATTCGTCTTGTTCCCAACCAAGGTATCTCTGACGACGGACAATCGGCCCTTTAACAAAGGCACATGGGAAAGTCACGAGGTCAGTNATGAAATCGTTAAACGCATTTGCCCAACCACCTTGTGTAAACTGATCGCTAATCCGCAACTTCATACGGTCTACACGATTCTGGGCTTCTTGCAAAATCTTGAAGCGATAATCTTGGGAAATAATCTCTTTGAGTTCTCCCATTACTTCTTGCGATGGTGCTTCTCCACTACGCTGAATCATCTCCAACACTTTGTTGGCAAAGATGTCTTGAATCTCTTTAGTTGCCTTAGGGCTAAGATCAGGGATAGGAGTAGCGCTCAAATCCCAAGGGGGTGTCCCTGTGTCAAGTAAAATGTCTCTGAGCCAAGACTCCGCTGCGCGGCACTTGACTTCAGTAATCATCATAAAAATTTCTGAGCCGCCTTGTTTACGAATACCTGCCATCTTATCGGCTTCGTATTCGCCATTACGCTGACGCATAGCCATCAACATCTTATTCTCAATAGGCTTCTTGGCTTGCTGGGCTACATCCCAACAGGCACGCAGATACTCTGCCATACCGAGGATAAAGGGCTGGGCTTGACGATCCTCTAAGGCACGATCAGCCAACATCTTCTCCTGACGATCTAACTCGTCATTGGACACTACACGAAGAAGGGTTAGTCCACCGGCCATTAGTCGTCCTTAGACAGTTTTATCATACGATCCTTTGGAGATCTTTTATCTTCTGCATCTGGTACATAAGGCCCACGAATAATACTGTCCTCAAGTCGTTTCCTTGGGGAGCGTTTATCTTCTGGGTCTATTTTGTAAGGTAGAGTCTGCATCCCCTCTGGCATCTTAATGCCACCGGGTGAGCCGTCTTTGTATCCCTTGACAAGACCGCCATCTTTATATCCTTTGACGGCCATGTTGCCCATCTTGGGATTAGTCGAGGAAAACTTTAGGCACTTCACGATGCTTCCGTCTCTGGGCGTTTGTTGCCCTTCTTCTCATGCACTTCCATGATCTGTTTGATATTCATAGCGGGCATCTTAAACTCCATCTCGTAGAGTTCCATTGGTGCTGGTTTGCCAGCCAAGCCAGAAGTATCCATCTTGGGGTTGTCTGACAGAATCGTGAACTGTTTGCCTGACTTCATAGCGTTCCTCCGGTTGCCGCACTACTACATATTGTAGTGTGGTTATAGCAGCAAGTATACATGCTGTCAAAGAAAAAAGAACCCCCTACGTTTCCGCAGGGGGCAAGAGGCGTGAAGGAGAACGCCAAGGAGGTGAAACTGCATCCTACTATATCACACATTCTAAGTCCAGCCGACTGCCGAGATGGGCTTGATTTCCCGGCGTTCGTGTAAATGACCCCCCTCGCCAATACTAGCGATATGGAGCATGAGGTATTGTAGCGCCTCAGCCACATGGGAGTGTTTATTTTTCTCAATGTCGCCGTCGCCTTTGGGTTTATACCTATATCCACCCATCATGGCAGCCTTGAGTTGAGTGCAACTGGGGTCTACTAGGAAGGCCGGATCACCGTCTACTTGACGCATCAAGTAGTCATCGACCGAGTTAATCCGTGCCGAGATGCTGTTAGTCCTAGCGGGCATGACCCTTAGCCCCTCCGCCTTAATGATGTCAACCGCCGATCTCTCATCTGTCTGCGCCCGCTGGATACCCGCAGGGTCAGTAACCACCAGTATAGGTGCGCCTCCAAACCGCTCGTATAGCAATGGCTTAAGCATTGTCCTGACAAAACGCTGTACTCCCATATCAAACGATACACACTCGCCAAGTATCAGCGCCCGCCCTCTGGGGTCTTGTTGTCCGATAACAGCCGCTGGGGTAAGCCCCAAGTCCATCCCGATAACAATGGGTCGAACCCCATTGTTGATATAGCGAAGTCTCTCGCGAGCCATATGGTAGTCCGGCCTGAAATACTTATACACCGGCATACCAGCCGAGGACAGCCCGTACTCTCCATCGATGTAAACCCTAATATATTCTTCGCTTCGGCCTTGGGTGTCGTAGTAACCTTCGGGGAGGTTCTCGATGTTCTCGGCGTACGCCGAGCGCCCGCTTGGCTGTTTGAATACCGCCCAACCATTATCGTTCGGAGATACGCCATCTTTAGGATCCAGCCCTTCCATCTGGTAATACCACCAAGTGTCCATTGTAGGTGGGTTAGTATCCCCCCACATCCCATGCCATGTCGGCCCCCCGTCCTTAGCCGACGGGAAACGCCCAATACGCTTAGACATCGCATCCATAATGTCAGGGTGAATGTCCCGACACTCGTTAAACCACGCAAATGTCAACTCCAACGAGTTCAAGTTAGCCACATCGTCAGCGTCATCTAGCGCTCGGAACATAATCTCGCACTCAACCTCGCCTACTTTGAAGAAATAGGTCTTGGTTGTACGCATATACTCCCCACAGACCCCCGGCGGGAACCAATCAAGGAAGGTTTTGATCGTAGTATCCTGCAACTGTCGTGCGGTTTCCCGCACAATAGCCGCCCGCGTCTTGCGGATGCCCTGTGCATTGGGGGTTTGTAGGGATGCCCGCCTTACAATCTCGAACGAACAGGTCACGGACTTGCCAGAACCTACCGGCCCCATCAAAACGCGCATTTTTGCGTCTGACTCCATGAACTTCGCCCCAGTTGGCGGGGGTGTGTAGTTAATATCGAGCGCCATTAGTGGGTTTCCCCTACTACCATGACCACAAACTCACGGCCACGCTTCTTATGCTTGCTGATTTTGGTCTTAAACGAGGCTCCCGCCTCCTTTAACGCCAGTGTAAAGTTGTTGTACTCACTTGAAGTGGTAAAAATTGCTGCCTTGAACCCGTCGTAGGTGGAATTAAGCCTGTTCGCTATGCTCAATGGTAGTGACATCCGTCGCCTCTTGTTCAATTACCTGTGCTTCATGGGTCTGACCACCCAAATTGATCGTGATTTTCACGCCTCCCCCTGCACCATCAGATACTTCTGTGTTCTTTGGCTCTAGTCCAGCCCACTTAACTGTCGATTTTATGAGGTCGGCCTTCACCGCAGGGCTAACTGCGGGGTCATGTATCAATAAGTAGGAGGTTGTTAGGAGTTCTTCGGCTTGGGCGCGGGCTTTGAGTTTGAATGTCAGCCCCTTTTCCTGCACTTCAGTCTGGTAATGCTCCACCTTTTTGAGAAAGATAGGGTCTTTGTTGTAGGCAAGCAGGTCTACCGCCGCAATCTTGTGCCGCGTAATTACTTCTTGCAGAGATTCTCCGCTACCTTCGAGCATCAACGCCACATCGAAGGCCAGTCTGTCTGACCACTTCGTGTGATAAAGGGGTAGGTTATCCATAGTCGGAATATAACACAGCAACTTACTTAGGTGTCAATAGGGGGACTCTAGATAGTTTGGAAGTTCCGTAACTTTACACTTGGGTTTTTTGGGTCTTGGTTTAAGAGGTTGCCTACAATAAGGGGGGCGTGTCTAAAGCGCAGTCCATGTCCCCCCCCCTCTCGCTCACTCACTCGCTCGCGCACCGCGCACCGCGCCCGCCCGCAAACCCTTGATGTGGCTTGATACTTGACAATTCTGTCAAGTCTGTTAGTCTGAAATTGTCGATGCAGATGCAACGACTCAGATGAAAATCTGACTGTTCTTTAACAATCCACTAAAGGAGAACTCAAATGGTTAAATCCATCGAGCGTCCGACCCACGTACGGGTCATCGTAGCCCCCAAAGCGGGATACCTCAAACTTGAGGGATGCANCGCCGAGGCTTCAGGTACGGTGTTCTCAGTCGATCAGTCCAAGGAAGTTTACGCTTTCATGGTCAAGAAAGGCAANGAACTCAAGAAAGAAGTCAAGNTCTGGATCCAGTCCGCTGGTGCAAAAACACCAGAGATCAAGTTTAACAAATACGACGGCCATCCTTACATGGCTCTAGTAGGCGACGATAAACCGAGCAAGACTGCGAAAGTAGTCCTGTAAGGTAGTAGTAAAGACCCCGGCCGGGAAACCGGTCGGGTTCCCCTAACCGATCCTCTGGAGAAAACGATGAAAGAGATCAAACGCAAGACCTTCGTGGTCAAGTACAAGTACGGTTCACAATGGTACGAGTTCCATACCACAACCAAAGACAAGGCCTTTGACTTTGTATTACGAAAGCAAAGTGACCCTCGGATGGGCGTGGCAGTAATCAAGACCAAGTAAACCAAGGGAGACCGGGCGAAAGCCCGG